TGAGTTGTCTTTTACTTCGAGGTTTATTACTTTAGTTTCAGCCATTATTAATAGATTTACTTATTAACTCTCTTTTCTTTTGTTTGTACAACTCTTTAAAACTATATGTTAGCTCGTTTTTTCCTTTTGCTATGTCAATTATTTCACTACCAACCATGTAGTCAAATTGTCTAAGTAGTGTTAAAATATTCTTTATCATGCCTCTTGTATTAAATATATTTGTGTGTTTGTTACATCTCCATTAATGTATGTATTTTCTAAGTCTAGTTGTATAACGAAATTAGTACCACTTTCAGAACGTCTCGTAATTAAATCATCTGTAATTCTAGTGTCTCCATTTTCTGTAACTCTATTAAATAATGGGTCAGGATTTGCAGAATAGTTAACCTCTAAAATACCATCACTTGTAAAATTAGTTGTAGCACCCAAAGTAACACCAGTCGTTGCAGTTGTTACATCTACATCATTAACACCATTAGGCACTAATATAGGTATCTCAATAAGTCCACTGCTTTCATCTAGTATAATTTGACTTCCACTAGATATTTCTCTAAAATCATTTACCAATTCTAAATCTACCTCACCAGTTGTTAAGTCTGTTTTGATGTTATTTATGATGTATCTTTTATCTCTGATTATTACCCTATCGTTTAACTCTAGAGAAGTAATTAATGATGTAGGAAAAATAGCTTTAAGGCTTGTTAATCTATTCTTATTGTTAAATAAATTGTTCAAGTACCCTTGATAGTAAACCGAGTAAATTGAATAAGGCACACTTGTAGTAGGTGTAATCAAAGAACTTATTTCTTGACCAAAATTTAAAGAGTAGTTAATACCATTGGTTAATAAATCTTGACCGAATGGCATATAATCTGTTATTGTTTGTTCTGTTGAGCCATTAAAGAATTTAATGTTACTTATTGCAGTTTCATCATACATATAAAGTAAACATGGCTTAGGTACATAAGGTTTAAAATCTGGGAATGCAGTAAGTGCATAACCTACTTGAATATCTTGACCAGTAAACCTATCAAACAATAAGTTTTCAAAAGGTACTTTAACACTTAAGTCACCACCCTCAAAGTCGTAATTACTTTTTAAATCTCCGTAAGCCTTATTAAAAGTGTCTTTATATTGAACATTTGTAAAAGATTTACTTTCTTCGTGTTCAAATGATATAGTAGAGTATAATGGAACTTTAGCCACGTCAATAGTTGCTACATCTACAAAGTCTGTAATATCTGTAACCGCTCCTTTTTGATACCAATAGTCTAAAGGCTCTAATTCAAAAGTATCTAATGCAGTAGGGTAACAAGTTAGATTGAATTGTTTTAATATTCCACTAAAGAAGTCACTAACTTTCATGTCAGGCATATACGTTTTTAAATTCGTATTAGCTGATAACTGATTAGCCATATTCAAAGATGTTACATTAGCCGTTTCTGTGGTGTCATTAAATAGCCTTAAATTGTGATAGTATGTGTAATGAGTGTTTATAGTTATGTCATCATCTGCGTACACATAACACTTTATTTTATTAGTAAAAAATGTTCCATAAGAACTATTAGTATAAACCAAATATGAATTAACACCACTCCCTTGTATTGTTTGATGAAGAGAATCATTTACATAAACTTGTATGTAATAATTATTACTATTTGTAACGAAAGAAACAGATAAAAGTACGTTAGCAACTCCTGATACAAAAACAGGAGAACCAGATACAGTTACAGTACCTGTTGTGTAGTTAAATATACTGCCACCACCATATATGTCTATTAATTGTGTATCTGTTTGTATTTGTGATTCTTCTCTGTTTTTACACCACAAAAACAACTTAGTAAATCTTTCATCTGATAAGAACAAACCAGTAAAATCTATACTATACTTATTTTCTATTGATTCAAATATCTTAGCTACTTTTAATGCTGGAAACAAATCTAAGTAACTTATTCTACCAGTCGAAGTAGATATATCTGTACTACTACCATCATTATAAGTCCACACATCACTAGAACTTATCAAAGGGTATCTTACATCGTAATCAGTAGCACCATCTGTAATTCTATTATAAATTTGCGCACCAGTCAACTCATGGTTTAAATCTTCAAAATCTAAATCACTTAACTTATCCTCCCCAAATAAATCTTTAAGAGTTACTAAGTTACCATAAAAAGTGATAGTGTAGCTTTCAGGTTGACCATCTTTTAAATTCGCTTTCTCTAGTTGTATTTTCCCACTTCTAAATGGTGTTCTATCTATTTCTATAAAAGCGTTTCTTCTTAATCTTTGGTCAATTAGTGTTAAATCTAAATCTACTGCATTCTCATAAAAATGTTTAAAAATTGCATTATTAATTGAACTTGCTGGAACTGTAAAACTTTGTGAGAAGTCAGTAAACACTTTAGATATATCTTGAATGTTTTGCACACTAAGATTGATTGATATTTTTTCATCATTAAATAATTCAATCTCCGTATAGTCGTTACTATCTCTTTCGCCCTCTATGTATATCTGTACACTTCTCATATTACATTGTTAATTACATTGTAGTTAAATTCAAACTCTAAAGCGTAGTTAATTTGTTTAGTATTGATGTTTTTAAATAACTCAGTAGACTTTGTTTTCAACTTAGCTGGTTTACCATCAATCAAAATCTTTTCACTTAGCATTATCTCTTTTAGAATGTTTTTAAAATCTTCGTCTACCCAATCAGTGTTAACTTTTATTGATGCTTTACCGTTAAGGTTAAATTCTTTCCTTTGCCCTTGTATTTGATTATAGCTTGTGATACTAGACTGTAATGTTTTATGTTCTTTAGATGTAACCTCTATACTATCATTTGATGCAGCGTAAAACCATAATCTCTGATACTGTCCAAACTTATTTACAAAGTCGCATTTAACTGGTGTGTATTTACAAGCAGTTTTAGGATAGAAGCGGTAAATACCTAACACATCGCCTGTTACATTATCTGTAATTACAACACTATTCCCATCTGCATAATAAGCATCTATAACGCTTTTAAATTGTCTAGCCACATTCCTAGAAAGACTTGGAGCTACTAAAAGAGTTTTTACAACACTTGTCGTTGCACCAGTACGTAAATTTGTATAGTTAGCTCTATATTGTTCACCAGCCAAACCCTCTAATGGCACACCGATTGAACTAGGTACTTCATCAAAATCAGTAGCTAAATCAATAGTGCTATCATAGTTATAGTAATAAGTACCACTAGTCATTAAAGACCTACCTAAGTCAGGGTTACTTCCATCTTCATAGTAACCATAACCATCAAAGAAAAAGTAAGTAGTAGAATCAATTAAACTTTCAGTTGTACCTACTGTTTTGTATCTTTTAACAACAACACTTCCATAACTTTCATAACGCATAACATCATTAGCATAAGCACTTGTTATACCGTTAAAATCCATAAACTCCCTAAGATAAGGGGATATGTTATATTGTGTTTCAGGTTTATTGGATGCAGCTATAAGTTTACTTAATGTGTAGGTTGGAGATGTTGGTGTGGTGTTCCATCCGTTACCAATATAAAGCTCTACTTTTGTACTAACTTGTGAAGCTTCGTTTATCTCAATTATAAAAGGGCTTCTAGTGAATATACTTCTCATTTTTTAGTATCTATTGTATCTGTAAATATTTTTTCTATGTCTAAACCGTATGCACTTATTAACTCATTAGGTAGATTTTTGTATGCCCTCTCAAATGGTTTAGTAAAAAATAAACTTGGTTTAATACCGTTCTTGAATATACCTTTAGCAATAGCAAACTTTAAACCTTTACGATTTATAAACTTACCATCTTTATCTCTTGGTGCTATACCTTTTTTAACAATCCACTTATCTAAGTTCTTTAACATTTGTTTACTTGGTACATTCTTTTTGAATGAGTAAGGAGTAGTATAAGCAGACCTATAACCATTAACACCCTTATCTTGCCACACCCCATAATCAAGCATCTCAAAGTATAGACTGATTGAATTAGGGTTTACCTTACTAACACCTTTAATGCTATTGTAAAGCTTCTTAGATGTATTCTTTTTGCCTTTAGTTAAGTTTGATTTAGCTTGTTGTATAACATACTTTTTAAAAGCGTCTAATGACTTTTGTGTTTCTTCTCTATCTAGCATATCGTCATACCATTTGGTACTACTATATCAACTGTTAAAGTCCAACCAGCAACTGCATCTTCAAACCTATCCATAAATGGCTCTAAACTTGCACTGCCTAAAGTGTAATGAGTATCATACAAATCACCTCTCCTTAACAATTCAACTATTCTAATTAAAAGAAGTTGCATATTATTTAAAACATCATCCTCATTATCATTACCTACAAATATATCAGTTGTTTCTATCTTAGAAATGTCAACTATATCCATAGCTAAAATAGATACATTGTAAGTTAAAGTGTTTCCATTTGGGGTACAATTGTTAATCATTAAATGACTAAGTGGATACATATCTTGTTTGGCATTCATTACCCTATCAATAGTTCCCTTAGTAACTGTATTGCAAAATGGCTCTGCTAATAATGCAGTCTTTAACTTATCTGTTATATTGTAGTAATCTATCATTGTATGTTATTTCGTTTCTTTGCCTGGTTTATCTCAATCTTTGTTTTCTCAGTTTCAAATGATAGTAACGTTAATGACTTAAAAAGTTCTTCTCCACTAACTTTGTCAAACTTGGTAACGTCTCCTTTAGCGAGTGTATATAAGCATTGATACCAACCCCACTTTTTTCCGAATTGGTACTCTTCTGAATATTCATTTTGTTCACTTCCTCCTCCAAAAAATGAGGCAAAACTTTTAACAACTCTATCCCTAAACGATAAAAAAAAACCAATGCTGGAAGCACTATATCTAAGGTAACATCTTTAAATATTTCAAAGTCTATCTTATCTGAGTTATAATCTTCTATCTCGTACTTGTTTTTAAACTCACCAGTAATTCTACGATACATTATACCTATTAAGATGTGATAGTTGTTTACATCTGAAATGTTACTATCAATATCCATGTACTCACCATTTGTAATCTTATCTAAGTTAGGTATAAAACCGTATTTTAAACCGTTTAAAACAAACTTCTCTTTGAACTCACCCTTAGTTTCAAATAGCTTGTTGAAGTGCTCTACAAGACCATCTAAGTCGCTTAAACTAATCTTAGCTACATCTTTTAAATCTATTCCACAAAAGCATTCAACCATTTTTTGGTTAATAAACTCTGTGTCATTAGAACCTTTAACTACATTCATAAAACGAACGTAATCTTTTAGCCTTATCTCACTTAAACTTGTTGGTATTGTTAATTTAACTTTCATACTTATTAACTAATTTCTTTATAAAATGTTATACTTACCACGATTAGGATTTACTAATTGGTATGTTACCGAATACCTCAAGGCATCCAAAGCATGATTAAATTTATCAATAGGAGTCTCACTCTTCTTCTCTAACCATGCGTAATTATTCAACTCTTTGATTAAATCAGTACTACTTTCATCTATTACTAAATCATAATCTTGAATTAGTGCTATACCCTCTTTAATAGCGTATTTAACACAAGGTACGATGTTACAACCTTTAGACTTTAACTCACTTATTAAACGTGGCTCTGCATTATCTCCAACTATTAAATTAGTTCCAGCGTTTTGCTTGTTTAGTATTGCTAAATCAGTTGTAGTTAGTTGTGTTTTATAAACGTGCAACTTAACATAAATAATCTTGTTAGATACATCTATTGAAGTCTCTACTAATGTACTAGGGTCATTACTAAAACCATAATCTTGACCAAATACAGATGCAGATACTTGTTTAAACTCACCTAACTTCCAATTGCTAAAAATAATTCCTTCGGCACGATTTAACCAACCCCCTAAGATAGTATGTCTATACTTTTCAGGTCGCCTCCTCTTTGTTTCTTCTACCTGGTTAATAAATGATTCTGATAAGTGTTCAATGTTATCTAAGTAAGTAGTGTGAATAAATGTAGTATCTTCTTTAGTACCATTGTAACCAGCATCAACACCTTTAGATTGGAAGAACTTATTGTAAATAAAATGTTCTTTTGTAGCTGGATTCAAAACAAGTATTACCCTATTCTGCTTTTCTTTATGTCTTATGGATAAATCTATCTTATCAAATACTTCTTCATCTGTTAACTCCTCAGCTTCATCGAGCACCCATGTAGTGACACCACTTAATGATTTAAGAGATGCAGTTTGTGTTCCGGAAGATGTTTTAATACCCTTGAATAGAATCTTACTACCAGTCTTTAGGTTTATTATTTCATCTTTGGTAATATGAAAATCTGAATGTCTATTTATTAATTCTATCTTTTCTAAGAACTCAGGTATAATTGAAACGTGAGCAGATGTTAAAGTATATCTAGTGAATAGAATTGTATGCCCTACTTCGTAAGTTAATGCGAGTAAGAACATAGTAACCCCAAACGATTTTCCACTTCCTCTTCCTCCAGTAACAACATAGTATCTACTATCTTCACTAAACAAAGACATATACTTAGGATTTATTAATACTTTACTTTCCAAAGCCTAATATTTGCTTTATATCAAACGTGTTAACGTTGTGAGTTGTTTCAATAGTTTCCTTTGGCTTACCTAAGTAATATTCTAAAAATAGCTTAATAGCGTTTACATCTTGTTTCTCTATTGCTTTAGTCTTTAAAGTTTTTATCACCTCTATAACCTCATCAGGAGTTGCAGCTAAGTCTAACAACTCTCTGTATTCGTTTTTTCTTTTATCAACACCTTTCGCTTTGGTTGAATGACCTTTATTACCGTTATTTTTTCTTTTATCCATAATCTAATACAATCTAAATATTTAATTATTACACATTAGTATAAAATGCTTTGTGTATAGCCTTAGCGTGTAATCTAAGTGTATATCTAGCTGATACCATTCAAACAGTTCAGTTATTTTCATCTTCATAAAGTTTCACTAATTTAGAAAGGTCGTTATAAATATCTAACAAGCAACTATTACAAGAAGTGTACTCTAACTTATTATTATTAAATATTCTTGCATGAATTTGTTGCATACGTTTAGAAGCACTTATTTTTTTAGTAGCTAACTTTAAATCGTTTTTAATCCAATTATACTCTTCTTCATTTAAACATAAAGGTTGTTTATATCTAAACATTTTATTTAGTTTCTCTTTACGTTTGTCGCAGTTGCAATCTTCACCTAGTACAAATTTAGCAATCTTATCTATTCCAGTTGCTTTTAATACATTTTCAACTGTATCTCCAAGACCTTTTGGTTTTCTTTTTCTAGTTTGTTTTGGTTTACTTTCCATTTGTATATTCTTTACTTAGTTCAAATAAATCTTTTCTTAACGTTGCAACTTCTTGTTTAAGTCTTTCGTTTTCCTCGATAGTCTTATTAAGTTCTTTATACATTTCTTGAAAACTATTACTTCTTTTTTCAAATTCATTCTCTAATATCTCAAATATTCTCTTCATAATCTGCATGATTGTATATTGTTAAACCTTTTTTGTAATCTCTAATATTTATACTTTGACCTTCTACTCTATCGTATAAGTCATAAAAATCTTTTTTTTCATTTTCAATATGTTCAATAGCTTCTTTAATTGTATCAAATGTATTATCTAAATCATCTAAACCTCCATCAGGATAATATTGATAATAAAAAAATACTAAAAATCTTTTGTGGTTATATGTTTTTATTTCCATTATATTAAATCGTATTCGTTTTTATATTTATCTTTAAATTCTTGTTGTGCTATTTCTTCCAACTCATTAACAAACTCTTTTAAATCACCTTTAATGAATTGTTGTATTTGCATATCTCTAATTTCTTTTGATTCTTTGTGTATCATTTGAAACTTTTGAAATAACAGTTTACCTTTATCTCTTTCTTGAATAGTGTATGACTTTAGTATCATAAATCTAGTGTTAATTGTTCTTTTTGTATCTCGTATTCTTTTAGTAATTCGTAATCTTCATTTTTATAATCTTCATAATCTTCTTTAAGTTCTTTTCTAATAAGTTTCTTAGTTTGTTGTAACGACCAAAATATTGTTCTTGGGCTTATACAAGTTTCTTTGCTCAACTTTCTAATTGATGTCTTTTGCCTTGAGTAAATCTCGAATAACCTACTATCAAAGTGGTGTTGACTATTAACTACATTGTTAATGTTTTGTTGTAGCTGGGAGTAGGCTTCTTGTTCTTCTGTTGTATCTTCTTGTTCTTCTAAGTAGTGGAAGTCATTAATATCTTTGTCGCAATATCTTGTATCTTCTTTGTAGGTATCAAAAAATATATTTCTAAGAGTTGACCAGCAATAGAATAGATTCATTTTGCAATCTGGATTCCTTTGTAAGTGGTTGTGCAGTCTTATGTACATTTCTTGCACTACATCTTGGGGGTCAACGTTACCTCCGAAAGTTTTAACAATCTTAATGTACTCATCGTGATGCTTAGTTAGTTCTTCTAAATTATTCATAATTCAACTTCAAAAAAATAGAACTTTGGGTATTTTACTGTTTGATGATTGAAAATAAAGTAGTAAAACTTTTCATCTTCTTTTATTACTTCATAGTTCAAACCTTTATGTAAGTGGCTTGTATGATGCTCTAGAATGTACTTAACTATTTTTGTTCCTTTAGCCATAAGTCTATTACTAATTTTGATTTATTAAAACCAATTATCAAATCTTACAATTTTACTAACTTGAGATTGAGATACATTAAACATCTCTCCTATTTTTTTTTGAGAATATTTTTTAGTTTTACTTATCAATCTAATTTGCTTTACTTCTTTTAATGTTATTTTAGCATAGTGAGATTTACCACCTCTAACACCTTTTTTTAATCCTGTCTTAACAGCGTGTATAGTATTTTCAGAATATGTTACCCATTCTAAATTTTCAATTCTATTATCATGTTTTATACCATTTATATGGTTAACACATGGTTTGTTTTCATTATTAAATATAAATTCTTCAGCTACTAACCTATGAGGTTTTATTGTTTTTCTAACACTATCTACTGATATATTAGTGTAAAAGTAACCATCTTTATTTTTTCTTGGTTTTAATATTTTACCTTTTCTTAAGTATTTAGTTCCTCCATGATAAACAATTCTATCAAGACTTCTTAAGTTACCTTTATTACTTACTTGATATATACCTTCATAATTAGTAATATCTTTCCAAACTTCTTTTTGCATATTTTTGCGTTTAAATTATTGATTTAACTTTTCAATCTGTCCTTCAAATTTATATCCTTGTTCTTGTTTGTAAAGTTGCAGTACGTGGATAGATTTATCGATGTCAGATATAAACTCACCTTTCTTTTCTGCTCGTTCTAGTCTTTTAATTACATCTGTAATATATGTATTCCATCCACGTTCTTCAGCTACTTTGTAAAGAGTGCCTTTTGTGTTGTCGTAATGTTTTGGTGTTTCCATCTCTTCTTTATAAAAATATTCTAAAATACAATGCTTAGCATAAACATAATCAAAACCATCTTCTGATGTTACAATAATATCATTAGGTAGTACATCAATAACTTTGCATTCAATTCCTCTTTGTAATTGACTACCATTTGATACTAATACATCTCCTTTTTTTAAATCCATGCTCAAATATAATAATTTTATTTTAAACTAGATATATCAAACTTAATAAATTCACAACCTTTTTTAACTATTACTTTTGATGCTTGTAATTCGTAGATATCTCTGTCATCAAAGTCATACATTTTAACAAGACAATCTTGAAAAACTTTAATACAATTATCTAAGTCTTGAAGTTTAGAAGATAAACCAAATTCAAGTGTTAGCTTGTAAGGTGCTTGATTAACTTTGTACTCTTTTGGTAGTTGACTTAAAACATTTTGCACATAAACTTTGTGATTGTTGTTTTTGTATCTTCTGCCCTGATAGCAAGAGTTAACGGATAGTGCTTTTATATTAACTATATTCATTTACTTATTTATTATTTAATTCATTTAATGCTTTTTGATAAGCATGATGTGCTTCTAGTTCGCACTTGAATAAACCTAAATGTTTTCTCTTACCGTTAATTCTTATATCTGACCTCCATTTATTCCTATCTTTATCCCAACAAACACCTTTGTATTTTGAAGATGTTTTAACCTTCTTTACTTTTATCTCAGTACCTTCTTTTATAGATTTTAACGCATCTTGATAATATTCACTAGCTTCTAGTTCGCACTTGAATAAACCTAAATGTTTTCTCTTACCGTTTATTTTTATTCTTGATATCCATTTATTTTTCTGTTTAGCCCAACTAACACCTTTGTATTTAGATGAGAAAACAACTTCTTTTACTTTTATCTCAGTATTATTCTCTATAGATTTTAACGCATCCTGATAATATTCACTAGCCTCTTCTTCTAAATCAAAATAACCTAAGAAAATCTGTTTACCATTTATTTTTATTCTTGATATCCATTTATTAGATGCTTTATGCCAGTTAACACCAATGCGTTTAGATGTGCCTCCTTTTCTGTCTTTACTACAATTATGTCTGTTACTTATAAGCTGTAAGTTAGATAATCTATTGTTTAACCTATCATTATCTATATGGTCAGTCACAATTTTTGTTGTGCCATCTGGAGTGTAATCCAGAAAAGCCATAGCTACTAATTGA